GTGAAGGTCGCAGTCTCCTGGCCCAGAGGGTGGAGGACAAAATGCTGAAGTTTCTCCAGCGAGATCGGCGTGATGGCCATGGGTTCAGACCGGAATGGGTTTGCGGGTTCGAGACCGCTTGGTCTCGGGTGCCGGGGACTCGATTGCCACCGGCATCGGACCCACCGCCGCCAGCCTCGCTTTGCCGCTACCGATCAGGAATCGTGCGTCAGCATCGCTGGCTTCCACCACATCACCAGCCAGCACGGGCCGGCCGGTGATAGACGTTCTGCGGAGGATCTCGATCTTCATGAAGGGAAGCCCCGGTCACCCGGGGCCATGATCATCAGAGGGTGTTGTTGCCCCGGCAGAAGCTCTCCGGATGGCGGACGGCGAAATCCACATCCTGCAGAGCAATCACACGCATCCCGCCCTGGGTGGCGTTCGAATAGGGGTCAACGGTGAGATCCAGTCCGGACCAGAGGCCCAGGATCAGCTGGGTCCACACCCCGAAGAACACATCCCCGCTGGCCACCTGATTGGAACGGACCACCGGGTAGCCGTTCACGGTGCCGCCAGGCTCGAGGATGAACATCCCCGTGCTGCTGGCCTTCTCGGTCGTCTTGAACCCGCCGTAGATCGCCGAGTTCGTGAGGTAGGCCATCGCGCCGATGTCGGCGTTGTCGGCATTCACCTCCGTCTCCATCGCCACCACCTCGGGATAGGTGGGGGCGTCGGCGCCGAAATCCTTCGTGTTGATCCCGGTCGTCAGCTTCAGACCAAGCGGCTGGTTCGTATTGCCCAGGCCATACAGGCCCACGCGATCGATCTCCAGCGCCAGCACCGTCGCCAGCTCACGCCTCACCATCTGCTCAACGTCCAGGCTGGCCTGGAGCATCAGCTTCCGGCTGAAGTCGGTGTAGGCGCCGACTGTCCGGGGGCTCATGTTCAATTGATCGACAGTCGGGTTGCTCTCGGAAGGAGCACCCTTCTCAGCCACCCAGTAAGCAGTGGGCGCACCGGTCTGGCGAGGGATTGCCACCGGGCCGGTCAGGCCCGACAGGGTGGTGATGCCCAGCGCATTCAGCGCCATCCGGTTCCGAAGCAGTTCGATGAATGCTTCGCCCCGGTAGTCGGTGGCCACCAGGTCGCCCGCGGCGCTGGCGGTCGCCACCGTCAGGTCCCGCTGCATCACCTCATTGGGGACCATGATCCCCTGAGCGGTGCGGCCGGTGCGCTGCTCCACTGCGCGGCTCACCTCCAGCTCGAAGCCGGCAGCCTCGCGGGCCCGCAGGTCGCCGGGGTTTGCCAGGGCGTTGATCGCCCGCACGAAGCTGAACGACCGGGCTTCCTTATCGCTCAGGCCAATGTCGGCGCCGCCGGCGATCGGCTGCGGTTGCTGAGGCATAGAGGTCTTCGCCGTGGCGGGTTGATTGGAACGCTTGGCGATCTCAGCCAGCACTGCCTTCGAGGCGTCCGCCTCGCTGGTGCCGGCTTCGATCAGGCTCTGCGCGATGGCCTCGCAGCCATGCTCACGGGTCAGGCTGGTGATGCTGGCCACACGCTGGCGCTCTTCAGCGGCAGCCGCAGCCCGCACCGCATCGAGGTCGATGCTGGGGGAATCGTTTTCCATAGCGGATTTGGTGTTTGATGCGGCGGGCGCCGCGGGGTCAGGTGTGATGGATCGGTTTTTGCCAACTGTGTAGTCGGCCGCGATTGAGACAGTCGAAACCTCCATCGGGGTGAACGCTGTCACCAGCGCCACTCCCTCCCGTGACTTGAAATCAACGGGGGCGTCTATGCTGTACATGAACGAGACGCCGGAAATGATCCCGGCCTCCCAGTTCTGCCGCACCTTCCACTCGTCGGAGCCTTCGAGCCTGGTGTTAGGGCTCCAACGAGTGCGGACATAGCCGCGCCCATCAGCGCCCTGCCAGGCTTTCTCAACGGACCCGAGAACCAGGTCCGGCTGATGGTTCCAGAGCCAGGGGGCAGACTTCGAGTTCAGGCGTTCCATATTCATGGCGCCCGGTCGGTGGTCTAAAACCTCTAGGCCAAAGTGCCTCTCAACCGGCTGTTCAGACGAAAAGCTGAACTCCACCATGTCGTCGGCACCCTCGACCTTCCGCCAGTCAGCGAGAGTCGCTGATCGCGTGAGTGGTTCCCGGTTCAGTTCCCGGAGTGCGGCAATGCCCTCACGCGCAGCGTCATCAGACGCCGGCTGGCGCTGGCTCCGCTGTCCGTTTGGGTCGCTGTGATCCATCGGCCACCTGATTGGCTGCGCCCATGCTACCGGTCCCGTAAGACTGCGCAGCCTTAGACCGCCAACAGCGCCAAGGGGAGTTGGCCAACCGCCGCTCCGGGGCAGTGCCGCTGGATCTCCCGCCAGCGGGTTTCGGTGAAGAACGGCTGCCGGCGGTACCACTCCTCAACGGGGCGGGAGTTCTTGCTGCTGTTGCAGCTTGAGCATGCGGGAACAATGTTCCCAGACTCATCAAGCCCACCATGCACCACTGCCAACACGTGATCAACAGTCAGCCGCCCCTCCGATCCGCAATAGGCACAAACGCCGCCAAACCTGCCAAAGCGGGCACGAAGATGGTCAAGCGATACCGGCACCAATGCCGCTCGGCGAGCTGATTGCCGAAGAACTCTTGATCGCCTGACCAATTCTCGCGCCTTCTCGGGATTTGATCGGCGCCATTGGCGTGCATAGTCTCTTGCATGATCAGGATTGTCACTGCGCCACCGGCGATGCCGAGCGAGCATGCTTTCCCGGTTGGCGACGTAGTACGCCCGCAGGCCATCCAAAACCTTTTCGCGGTTTGCTTCGCGATAGCGCCTTGACGCCTCGGCAAAATATCCAGGGTTTTCCGCATACCGCATCCTGCCCCTGACCCTTGACTGCTCAATGTCTGCCCTGTAGGTGCTTTGGGCATGGCGACATGCATGATCTTTTGCGGCAGCGTCTAGCCGGTAACGGATCAAAGCTCGATCCCGTCCCATCGCTTTCCCGATGGCGTAGAAGCTCAGCCCCTGCGCTTGCAGACCCTCCGCTCGGATCTGGTCTTCCTCTGTCCATGCCCGGCGTCCATTCACGGGGGGATGGCGATTGGCCGCATGGCAGCGCCGCACGGCATCCCGCTGTTTCTCCCTCGCAGCGGGATCAAGCCAGCACCGAACCGCACTCCTGCTGTATCCCAGGGCGTCAGCGATCCTTTGAAGGCTCAATCCCTGCGCCCTAAGCCCCTCCGCTCGACGCTGGTCTTCTTCTGTCCACGGGCGCGGCACACGGCGGGCACTGGGCTGCGACAATGCTTCCATCGGTCTGCTCCTTCAGATCGGTCACGGACCTGGCGTGTCACCGCGCAGGTCCACCCCATTCTACGGGTTCTCAGCCGGCGGATCGTTGGAATCCTCAGCATCAGTAGAGGGATCAGCCGCCCCGAAGTCACCAACCCCCGTCGCCACCTCCTGCGAGATGCCGGCGCCAGTCACCTGCCGCGGGTCGGTGTCGAACACCAGGCCCAGGTCGTCCGCTTGCGCCAGTTCGCCCGCACGGCCCTCCAGCAGTTCCTGGAAGTCGCCGCCGCGACTCATCACCACCTCCGCCTGCGTCATGAAGCCATTGCGCACCGCTTCGCGGTAGGCGGCGATCTCCTTCTGCGGGTCCACAAAATCCCACCCGCGAGGCACCCACTTCACCGCCTCCTCATACCGCTCCGGCATGGTGTCGTATCCCGGCAGGCTCAAATCTCCGACACCCACCGCGGCACGCAGCCAGGCCCGATACACCGGCTGATGCAGCTCACGGATCATGTACTGCTGCAGCGCCCGCCAGTTCTCGCGCTCCTCCAGCAGGCTCAGCCGGCTGCTGCTGTAGTTCGTCTGGCTGTAGTCCTTTGAAAGGCTCTCGTAGCTCACGCCCAACCCTGCCGCCATCGCCCGCAGCATCGCTCGCACGAACGGCTCGAACTGACCATCCGGCGCGTCAAGGCTCGGCACCGTGACGTTCTGCCCCGGGAATAGGGTCTTGAACACGCCGGGTTCAAACTGGCTCACATGTTCCCCCTCCACCTCCTCACCCAGCGTTTCGCCCGCCATCTCCCCGTCGGTGGTGATGAATCCCATCAGGCTGCTGGCCGCCCTGGCGCGCACCACCTCGGCCTCCGCATACCCTGCCAGCTGGTGTAGCTGTTTGATCGCCGACGCAAACCACGTCACTCCGCGACTCTGCCCCGGCCGTTCCGTCACCACCAGGTGCAGGATCTGATCCGCCGGCACGATGACATGCCGTCGTCCGATCCCGCCATTCCGATCCCCCGGATGCCGCGACAGAAACGCATATTCCAGCGGCCTCTCCCACGCATCCACATGGATGCCCAGCCGCCACTCACCACCCTGCTGCCCGCCGCGGATCCCGCCCACGCCATCCACCTTCTCATCCAGCAGATCCGCCTCGATCACCTCCAGCGCCAGCGGTGTCC